CGTCCTTCGGCCTTCAGCACCTCGACGAGAATATCTTCCATCTTCATCGTGTTACCTCGTGCCGCTTTCATAATCGGAAACCGGCGTTTTAGATTGGCACCGCTCTCGACGAGTGAGACCTCATGGGTCCTAACGTCTTTGAGCGACGTGACGCGGCGCTTCTTTGCCATCGTCTCACCTCGACTTGTTGTTGATTGATTGCCTACTCGGCTAGTGCGCGGTCTGCTCGACCGCTATTCGTATCGTATCAGAGCGCGTTGCTCGGTCAACCCTGCGCGATGAATTCAACCTCGGGCATGTCACCCTCTGCCATGTCTTCGCGCTGACCATAGCCGCCGATTGAGAACCCGTTAAGCTCGCCCGACTGCACACGACTCCAGAGCTCAGGGGTCAACTTCACGCCAAGCACCCAAGAGCCAGAGCGCACCACGTCATCACCGAAGCTCTGAGCATAGGCTTTGTGTGGTTTGCCCTCGATAGCTGCCTTGTAGTCCTCCGGTGACGGGTAGGGCTGTATCCAAGATTCAACGACCTTGGCACCGTCGGCTGCCCCATTGTGGTCGAGACCTACCACCCTCGACTCGCTCAAGAAGTCGTGCGCGGTCTCTTCGATGACTGCCGGGCTCAAGTAGTCATCATGGGCATCGATGATATAGGGGTCCAAGACCACACCATAGACGATGCGCTTGGACTCATCGGCTTTGTAGATGCCGACGCGCTTGCTGGCCTTCTCGCGCTCACGCTCCCGCTCATAGCGTTCGTTGATAGTGTTGGCCCACTGCTGACCAGAATCACCGCCCCAAAGAAGCCAAGCGATGCGACCAGCTCCCGGATACCCTGGAGCGCTTCGGTCTCGGTTCTTCGGTGCGCTCATGTCTTTCTGATGGCGGATGAAATAGTTGACCATCCGCTTGATCGTGCTGATGGAGACCCTGCGACCATTGGCAAGGTCACGAGCTCGAGCAACACCGACGGCAGTGCCTCCCCTGCGGTGCTCACGTCTTAGCTCGAGACCTCGCCGGGCTGCCTCTTGTACGCCCTTGGGTGGCAAGAAGCTGGTCTCAACCTTCTCAATCAGCTCATCGAGCTCTTTGATGCGACGCTCAAGAGCCTCGGCATGCTGTGCCTTTCTGATTGCTGCCGGATGCGGCAGCGATAGGTCTGCGGCTTTGCCCAAGACCTCGCGAGCTGCGGTGCCTAGCGCGATGACCGCAAGCGGCTCATCGTCTTGGTGATCACCAAGCTCACCAAGATCAATCACGTCAACCTGCTCACGCTTGAGACCTACGGGCTCCAGATAGCTCTTAGCGAAGCGTTCACCGCTTGGGCCGCACAAGTGCTTGCCTCGAGCGACATCGAGCCCTGACGGCGTGCTCACGACGAAGAGCAAGCGCTTCTCAACTTCTTTCTTGCCGACTCGAGCGGTTGCAGTCGCGGCAGCCAATTCGCTGTCGCCAGTCTGCTCGAGTATCGCATTGAAAATCTCATCCCACTTCTTGGAGTGCTTGCCTGGCCCTGGCTTCTCAATCACCTCGGGCTCTGGCTCTGGCTCAGCCTCGGGCTCTTGGTGCTCTTCAATCACCTCAAACTCATACTCAGCCGATGCGCCCTCATGCGGCGTATAGTCACCGACCATCAGAGCAGGACCGCCAGCGGTGTTCATCCAGTGATACCCTTCCGGTGCCTCAATCTTAATCGTTGCCATCGTCTCCCCCTTGCCCGTAAAGCCCTTCAAGGTCTTCTATGCCTTCGCCCTCCGGTGTCTCTTGGACTCGAGCAGTCTCGCGCTCAACCGGTGGCAAGCCTGCGAACTCTCGAGCGTGATCTTCTAATGCGTCGTCTGGTGTAACAACACCAGCACCGACGAGAGACGCGATGCCGCTAGCGAACTCGCTCAGCTCTGGCAGCTCAACGTCTTCATACTTGAGCTTAGGGCAGTACTCGTAAGGAATACCGTTGAGCTCTAAGAGCTGCGGTATTGCGTGCGCGTTGAATTGAGACGCAATCGAGTCGAGGTAGGTGCCGAGTGACTGAGCAAAGAGCGAGGTTTTGTTGCTCACCAGTGAGTAAGAGCCATGACCATCAAGCCCAGTGATTAGAAACTCCGCCATCACCGAGATTAGAATACGCGACTCATAGCGCTTGATGATTTCGTTGACATCGATGGGACGCCGACCGCCAGCGCTCAAGAGCTTGAGCCTGAAGCCTGACGGTGTGCCATCGCTTAAGGTCTCGGAAGGAATCACCAGACCCTCGTACTCATCACGGCCAACACGTTGAATCATGTCTTTCATCGATGCCAGTACGCTCTTCTCTGCGGCACTTGCATTGCTCGAGAGCATCTGAAGCGGGACTTCCATACAAGGCAAGCCCGCAAGGTCACGGCTCACACCGATGGCTTCATAGGTCGCTATCTTCTTCTTGTAGTAGTAGCTGATGTACGCATTACGAAGCACCGAGCGACCTTCGGGGTTGTTCTTGTGCGCTTCGGTTCTGAAGAGCAAGAACTTGTCTGCCGGGATGTATCGCCGGTTGTAGTTAGGTGGCGCGACCTGGATGACACCGCGCACCGCACCGTCATCTTGGTCGAGGTCCCACTTCTCAATTGACTCTTGTGAGCGGATTGGGAAACCCCTGAAGCCGATGCGGTTGTCATCGAACTTGGAGCGGTAGAGCTTCGACTCGTGCCTTGGTCCTTTGCGAAGCTTGTAGGTGATTTCGTGCACCGAGAAGCCAAAGACCAAGAAGCTCAAGATCTCGCTGATTGTATCAGTCCAGGTTCGATCGAGGTCTTCAAAGAGCGCACCCTCTACGAACTCAGCCACCGCACGAGCCTCATCGTTGTCAGCACCTGGCTCAATGGTCCAATCGACTTGTCGCACCAGTGTCTTGATGGCGTACAAGAACGCGCCAACGATGGCATCGTTTTCGGCCATCTCGCGGAACATCCGCCGACCTTTGGGGTTCTTGAGGTCGTTGAGAAACTCTTCAGTTATCTCCCCGCCCATCGATTTGAGACCGGTCTGACCATAGAGCTCAAAGATGTCTATAGGGTTCTCGTGTTCGTTGTCACTCATATGATCTTTCCTTGTTGTTTGAGTCTGCGAATTGCTGTCCTGCTTGGTGCCCTGACGCTACATCGGCAGTTTGCGAGATGCTTGATTGGTGCATTAGGGTCGCCAGGTCTGAGCATCTTGGTTCCATCGGGTAGCGTGAAGAAGTCTCCAATTCGGACAATCTTACCATTCATCTCTTGATGACCACGGCCACCGTCAGTCAGCGATGACGTCCACTGGATGTACTCTTCACCAGTAGCCTCAAGAGCTGCGAACGCACCAGCGTTTTGCGCCTGCGCCATCTCGGTACGTGCGATGAGCGATGCACGACCCCACACGTTGCGCACAATCGCAGGTCCACGCTCAAGCGGTTGCAGAGCAACCCTTGTGGGCTTCTGCCCCGGTGCCAAGACTTCAGCGTCATCGAGATAGGTTGAGAACCTGATGCGCCGTGCGAGCTCGCTGGCAGTGATGCCGGGCTCCTCAGTCATCCACCGACCAATCTGATTTCCCATATTGCGCTGGAACTCTTCGCGCACTTGCTCAACCAAGCCAGTCGCCAGCACCGTCTTCTCGCGCAAGAACTCCTCCTGGAACGTCGGTGGGATGATGAACTTTTGACCGGCACCCATCGAGCGGTTGCCAGCGTCTTGGACCTCGCGCAAGCCGCCAGTCTGAAGGATTGCGATGAGCGCGTTGATTGCTCGCTGCTCTGCGCTCTCGATGGTCTTCTTGACCACCGCACGCACAAGCCTCACCTCTTCATCGACGAGCTCTTTAAGGTATCGGTCAAGCACTGCCTTAATCTGGCCAGCCATCGCCTTGGAGCGTGCCTCAGCCTGCCTCGCGCCCGGTCCTGCTCGTGTGCCTCTAAAGCTCGGCTCTGGTGTTCTCATAACCATACTTGCGCGCCTCTGCTGCCCTCGCTCGGGTTGATGGAGATGATTGGCATCGTGGACTCATCAAGCTCAGTCACCGCCCACACCAGAGCGTCTAGGCGGTCAGGTGATTCGCGTGTCATCGATGGGACGTAATTGCAGAGCTGGTCCTCGAGTCGCTCGAAGATGCCGACGTGATGAACGCGGGCTTGCTCGTACCTAGCACCGACGGGCTCAGCTCGAGCTTGCTTACCTCGAGATGCGTGCACGCTCTTAATCGCAACGGTGGGGTTGATGCCTTCGATGATTGTGCGCCAAGTGTCACCGCCCTGGTTTGCTTCGACTACAATTCGGTCTGCTCTGAAGTCGTTGTATGCTTCGATAGCTCTGCGACAGACCTTCTCGGGCGTGCCCTTAAAGCTAAGGTCAGCCAATACGTAGAAGTCACGGCCAGCCATACCCACAACCACGATGCCGCTCTCATCACTGCCTTCTTTGCTCGTTGTTGCGGGATCAATGGCGACCACGATGCGCTGCATTGCTGGAGCATCTTTGCAGCGGTTCTCTTCGATGTCTCGACGTGCGAAGAGAGCACCGGGCAGCTCGCTCAAGAGTTCGCCCTCAAGCTCTTGTCTTCCGAGCGTGCTGCCAGCGTATCGGTCATGAATTGCAGCAATGAACGACGCCGCGAGATTGTGCATGTTGTCGCTCGTGCGCCCTCGTGTCACGTGCGTGTCATGGGCATCGGCTAGACGCCTGAGAGCGGTGAGCGGTCTTGGTGTAGTGGTGACGATGGTGCGCGGATTGTCACCGAGTCGCATACCAAATTGCAATTGGTCCCAAGCATCCCACCGCTGCCAGGCTGCAAGCTCATCGGCCCAAGCGAGGTCATGTTGTGGCCCTCGGAGCTTATCGGGGACGTCCGCAGAATAGGTCGAAGCAACCGCACCATTGGGCCAAGTGAGCCGCCGCTTGCTGGGCTCGTACTCTGGCCGGAAGTCATCCGGTGAGCAAGCCAAGATGCCGCTCTGACCTTCCACCATGACATCGCGGCAGTCAGCAGCGGTACGACCTACGAGCGCCACGCGCTTAGCTCTGCCCTGACGCACTTCGTCAATCACAAACTCGGAGCCGCATCGCGTCTTTCCGAAACCTCGACCAGCCATGAGCAACCAAGTGCGCCACGCGGTATTGGGCGCGAGCTGCTCCGGTCTGGCGGTAAAGCGCCAGTCGCTCATCAAGAGCGCAATCTCGTCATCGCTGAGCTCACCGAGGATCTTAATCCTCTTCGCCTCGCTCTGCGATGCGAGCCAATCGATCCAAGAGCTGGTCACGGGCATCATCGGTCTCTTGTTTAATTGGGCCACCATCGGCACCAGTTAGTTCTTGTCGTGTGGTTTCTTTCCAACCTGCCTGAGTTTTCAGGTAAAAGATAGCCGCCGTGGTGTTGCCTGAGTTGGCTTGCACGATGAGGTTTTTAGCCACCGTGCCAATCGCTTTGGCTTTCCCTCTTTGATAGTGTTCTGAAACCTCTGGTTGGCGCTTCATGACCTCATAGAAGGTCGTTCTACCGATACCGAAGTAGTCAGCCATCTGCTCAACAGAAAGCACGGCAGCGAGCGTCTGAACCTCTCTCACTTGCTCTTCTGACAACACCGTCAACGGTCTGCCGTCTTTCTTGTGCTCGCTCTTAGGCTTGGCTCTGGATTTTCTCTTGGTCGTCATCTGCCCTCCTTTCAAGCTCGGCTTTTCTTCCTGTCAGGTTTTCCCATCGCTCTACAATGACGTCGCAGTAT